ATTGTCTTTTGTTTCGTAGTTTTAAGATACTCCTTAATCCAAGTTGTCTTACCACTGGCTATGTTACCCACCATCAAAATCACTTTATTAATCATTTCTCCTCCTCACTACTATTTTAGACATTAAACAGGTATTATTCTGACGACAAAATCTTGTATTAAATGAATAATCTTCCTGGTATTTCAGATTAACTAAGTCATAAGGACATTGGATAATCTTTCCACCTATCAGGTAATTAGCAAATTTACATCGATTATGTGGTAAGGATTGTGTACTCTCAAATACTCCACGTTTCGAAATGTGTATTGTCATACCTCCATTGTATTTGTATAAGAATCTGTGCACTAACTTTTTGTAATCAAGAAGAGCCATCGTACGACCTTCCTCATCAGCTGGATTATAAAAGAAATCGCAGCCATTATCCAACTCTCTGTAGCTGGAAATAAAGAACACACTACAACCAAAATCATGTTCGGCTATCTGAGCAGCTTGTCGGAGTTCATGAAGAGAAGTTTTCCCAGAAACCATGTAATTTATATCCACTTCTCCAGAATAAGGCTCAAGGATAGGATAAAGGGCCTCCATTGACTTTGAACCATAATTAGCTTTGAAAACACAATCCACTGAAACTCGGAGCTTAGCTCCATGTAAATTCACAGGATTCATGTCACCTAACTTAAGACCATTAGTGTAGATTGTTGTCTTCATATCCAAATCCGCATTATATCGACACATCTCCTCAAGCTTAGGATGTAACAAAGGTTCTCCTCCGAGGATATTTATCTGTGATACTCCTCTGCTGATCCCCCCCTTTATTGCCTTATTGTAGTATTCTTCCATGCCCATATGAACACCTGTTCCAGAATTCATTGCAGCATTAGCAAAACAACCTGGACACTTCAAGTTGCATCTATTGGTGATAAATATCTGTAAAGTGTTCCGTTTTGAAATTGACAGTTCTTTGTATTTATGCCATGGAAATTTCATCTGTCATCCTCCAAACTCTCTTTTTTGACTCCTTTTCCGTAGTCATTAACGTAAAACCCACTTCCCTTAAATATAATTCCTGACCCAGCACCTATCAATCTTTTCAAATGTTTACCAGAACAATTGGGACATTTACGTATAACTCTATCTTTCATACTCTGAAACTTTTCAAATCTATGTTCACAATCAGGACATATGTACTCATATGTTGGCATTAAAGTGCCTCCACATTTCTAATCCTAAATTGATGTTTTATTCTCAAAAGTGCATCAGCTACTCGTTTCTGAACAGTCCCTACAGAAAGTCCTTCAGATGCAGCTATATCTTTGTAAGAAACTCCATGCACAAATTTCTGATAAATGTAATATATGTCAACTTTATCTATAATGTCCTCTTCCATCAAAGTTTCTAAAACCTCCTGAATAAAACTAAACTCCAGATCAGCATAAACTGTTTTTTCTTGCACTTCCTGTTTCACACAACTCCTAACATAAGACTCAGGTAACTCCTTATATGGAAAAGTTGAACGTATAGAACTTTTCATATAAGCTGCCAATCGCCAAGTTATAAAATCTGAATTCTCTGATTCTTTAACAGATTTTATCCCATTATACAAACCTAATAAAGCTGCATGATAAATAGCATTAGGATCCTCTTTTCTTAAATGAGGACAAAGACATAAAGCAGTGTTTACCACCTTAAGCATCAAAAGATCTATCCTAAGAAGAATACTCTTGAAGATATTAGGATCTGGCTGTTTTTGATAACTCAAAGCTAAATCCTTTAAAACATTATCGAATACCTTTTCTGAACTTATCATATCATTCCCTTAAATCCTATAAAACCACCAGATCCTGTTTGTTTATTTCGCAACCTCTTTAATAGATCATTATACGCAGTTTGCTTCTCTTTTAAATTCTTTTTTTCTTCATCTTCTTCTAAAGGTTCTTTTGTATCTACCCCAGCCAAACGTAACATATTCAGATCAGTTGTTTTAGGCTTTGGTTTACATTTATCCAAAAGATTAGTCATAAGCTGTTTATCCACAGGAGTAATACATTTCTCAATAGCTCTTGTTGCGGAACCTGCTACAGCGTCAGAAATATCCTTACTTCCTATGAGCACCACTTCCCTGGTATTACCATCCTCTAGGAATTCCATTTCTGCGACTTCTTTTGGATGGTCTATCCTATTTTTCTCTGGATCTTCTTCCAAATTTTTCAACTCAAAGTGCAAATAAGGATGCCATGGAGAACTCCAACGATCTTCCATAACTAAATTTCTAAAATCTCTGTATTTCTGTGGATCTTTATCCATAGATAAATGTTCACATTCTATGCCTGCTCTCTCCAGAATCTGCTTAGTATCCTCTGTTCCAATTCTTAAATCAAAAGTACATTCCTGGATATTGAAATGATGTATTTTCTTCAAATCCAAAATCAATTTTCGAATCCTATGCAAAGGTATTCTATCTCCAGGACGAGCTTTTATTCTCAAAGCAAAATCAGTATGAACATTTGGTTTCTTCTCTATATGAAAATTACCCACCTCATCCTGCACATTCTTCTCAGACCAACCAGATATACAAGACATAGCTAAGCCTGTGGCATCTCCATCTCCAGAATAAGAAAAGTCCTGATGTATAAATCTAGGTATGTGTTTAGGTATTTTTATTTTAGAAAGATCAAGGAATTTAAGAAGATCAATATTATCTTCTAGACCTATCTCAATAGTCATTTGCTTTACAGGATTAACAGCTTCATGATTAAAACAATTCAAAATTATACTTTCTGAAGGAAACAATTTAGTAGCTCTAATATGAGATACTGAGACGCCTGCAATATCCCTCAATGCTCCGACAATATCTTTCAGGAAAATATCGTAAAAATCCATTGGGACTCTGAGGATTTTGTACCCAGCCCTCATGACTTGTTCTAAGTCCTCCTTAGTTTCAACAATCTTAGGTGGATTGTATATATCTCCACAAGAAACCGTAAATTCTTCTGAAGAATAATCTGTTCTGGGTCTGGCTTCCCACAATGGAACATCTACTACCAACACATTTTTAGAAGTCTTATACTTAGCTATGAAAGTATTCAAAAATGATAATCGCTGCTGTTTAGAAGCTACCATAAAAAATCGACCTAAGGTTTCACCATGTTTAACAAAACGAGAATCTAATCTTCTCCTAGCATTTTCATAGGCTGACACAACCTTCTCCCTCTGAACTTCAGAAGCTATTGGAGAATCTACCTCATCCAAGAGTGCCATAATAACATGCTCTCCCTGAGAACCAAACCCTGGAACAAACGGAGATGCAAAAGTATATTTAAAAAGAGGAAATTCTAATCGATCTTTTTGAGATCCGCACAACCTACCTCTTGTTCTAAACCAAGGAGAATTAACTAGGAGATTCTGAAAAAGTTTATATGCCGTACTTTCACTCTGACTCTTAGTCAAATTAAAGAATACGATAGACATTTGGCCACCAGCTGCTCTTTCAAAATGCTGCCAGGGATTCTCTAAACAAAGAATACGACACATAGTATACAGCATACCATATATAGCACAATATGTTTTACCTATTCCAATGGCTCCAGTTAAGACATAAATATACTTAGTATCTTCCCGAGCAACTATTTTAAGTGTGTCCTTCCAAACAGGATAAACATCTTCACCCCTTCTAGTCATATCACCTAAAAATTCAGGATTAGAGAGAAATTCTTCCATAGTGGGAGGTATCTCTCTATAGGCCTTCTGATGTATATAGGAAATATAGCTTTCTATTATTTCCCTTTTTTGGAGTTTTTTATCCAGCATTATCCTCCTGACTGATATTTTCTTCAGAATCTATTTCTTCTAAATGATTCTGGAGCTTGTGCAAAACAGACATTCTTTCCACAGGATCTAATTTATCAATATCCTCAGCAATTTCAGCATCAATAATCCTAATTTTCGATTTGCTTTCTTCTTTATTACTTCCAGCTAGTATGTAAGTATTTGCTTGTTGGATGGGATGGGGATTTTCCGGAGTTTCTCCACCAGCATTGAACCCCATCTGTTTTGCAAATTTCAATAAATGCTCACCTTCTTTACGCATCTCTTTAATAATACGCATCTTGAGATCTTCCAATTCCAACTTTTGAAGCACAATTCTGTTTGTTTCTTGGTTACACTTCAAACAAATATGCACATCACACTCTCCAGGTTCTATAACTGTTCTAACAGGGAATTTGCAGCAACTAGAAACCTCAGCATTTTCTTTACCTTCCCAAGTTTTATACATAGTTTCAAGTTTAGATTGTCTTTCATAAGATCCCTGGATAACTTCTTGTGCTACATTACAGGCTATCCAATAAGCTACTTCGTTAGTTTGTGCTGCTCGGAATTGTTTAAGAACACGCTTAATTTGAGCAACAGTAATTTCTTTACCAGCGTATTCCTCTGCTGCTGCCTTAACTTTTACTAAATCCTGTCCATATCTCAACAGGAAAAAACGGATTTTCTCTTCTAAGTTTAGGTTTGCAATTTTATTGGCCATGTTGATCCTTAAGAAATGATTCCTAGTATGTCTGATACTCCACAAAGCACAATTTCTTGCTCTGTGCCATCCAAATCCTTAGTGGTATGTCTCCAAGGGACTGTTACATCATAATAAACTTTAACCCCTGGCTTCAGCTGAGAAGGAACAGGACACCAAACTCCCTTTTTATTATAGTAACCTGGTCCCACAGCTAAAAGTATACCTATATTCTTCACATAATCCTGTCTGAATTGTTGTGGAATAAATATAACTCCGTCATCTACAAACTTCTCCGGTGGTGGAGATGGAATTAAAAAGATTCTGTCAAATGTAGGATTTAAAGGAAATTGAATATTGCCTTCAGTATCTTGGAATGGGTTGTACATTAGAACCTCCGTTAACTGCTTCATATTTTGTTGCTTTACTAACTCCCTTTTCAATATGTATTGCATAAAAAACATCTGCTGCTTCTATCAAACCTTGTTCATGAGAAACCATGATTATTTGCAACTCTAACAAATCAGATATACTCTTCAGCAAACGTCCTATACATGGCAACTTGTCTTCAGACACAAATTTAAGTGGTTCATCTAAAATAATCAATGGTTCAGTGACTTCCTCTTGGATAGCCCAGAACACTATTCTCAATGAAAATGAAACAACATCTAATACTCCACCACCCAACTCTTCTTTCAAAGAATACTTATCCCCGTCAATAATAACAAACATATTTGTTTCTGGCTGGTTTCTAGCAATCACATTCTCCAGCTTGAAGGAATAAGTTTCATCAAACACAATCTGTAATGCTTCAGTTACCAAATGCTCAACAACTTCCTGGAACTCCTCCTGAGCTAGAATTCCTACAATATTAATTACATCTATAGCTTCAAGCAAATCATTTTCACGCTCAGCAAAAATAGCTAAATTCTCTTCTATTCTCTTCTTCTGAGTCGTGTATATTCTATACCTAGCTACTGCATCATCCAAGAATGTTTTGAATTTAGTAATATCCATATTAATCCTTTGGGGCATAAAAACCAATTTTAGTTCCTAGTTGTAACTTACCCTCAGCAGGAATTATCAGAGGTTGTGAAGGTGATAGATTAATGTGTTCTCCTCCTTCATTATTGAAAGTAGCCCAAAGTCTAAGCCCTGTTATGTCATCCTTAATCAATTTAGCCACACCTATGAGTTTATAGTTTTCCAAATTGCAGATATCTGAATTAATTATATCTTTTGGCTTGGTTATAGGAATTTCTACTTTTGTAGAAACAGCAGTATTAACCAAAGCCTTAGACATATGCTTTATATCTGATAGCTCCCAATCATCTTTCTCTCCAACAGTAAAATTAAGAGGAATTTCATCTCCTACACTGAACGGAAATTTTCTTAATCGACCATCAATTTTGTGCTTATACTGTACCCACATCAGCAACAACCTCCTCACCATTAGCCTTTGCTAAAATAGCATCCATCTCTGCTTCCAGATTCTCCAGTTTTGCTGCATCAGCAGAAATAGCCTTGTTAATTTGAGTTAATTTCTCTTGAGCACTAGAAAGATCAGTTACTTGAAATTCAGCTTCAACAGTTTTCTTTATCTGGTCAACTTGACCTCTCCTACGTTCTTCTGTTCTCTGCTTTTCCTGTATCTGAATCTGTTTACTTTTCAAACGAGTTATTATATCATCCATATCAAAACCCTTTCAATTGATACTAATTCAATTCTTCTTCAGCAACTTCAATTTCATGCAAAGCTCCCTTGGATGGAACTTTCTCAGCTATTACTCTGCACAATACTTTCTTCCAAAGTGTTCGTTTACCCTTATTTTTCTTAGATTCTTTCAAATTCTGAACAAACCGATTCAAAGCTCCCTTGTCTATAACTTTCTCTTCAGTAAAATCAAATAACTCATTAGAGGGTTCCACTTCAAATTTGAACCATTCCACTTGCAAGGTTTCGGTATCTACTACACAGACACCAGGCTCATGTCCAAAGTTTATGTCACTCTTTGTTCTTCTTGCCAGCAATCCGGGATTCAGAATCAACTGATCCTTAAGACCATCTTGAAAAGCATAATGGTAATCCCCACAAATGATAATATTATAATCCGGTTGAGTCCTCAGTAACTTTCTGGGATTCTCTAATGCCTGAGTTGGCCACAACTGTCGATTTCCCACCATCCTGTGAGTAAGCAATATGTTAAAAGCATTTGGCTTCTTCACTTTAGGAATATCCTGACCAAAAGAAGCTCCATAAATATAATATTCTCGATTCTTGTCTGTTGTTACTATGTGTCCTGGTTCTTCGCCTACTATCTCCAAAACCCCAGCAGATTCTGTAACAGCTAACGGAGTATTAGGCAAAGTTGACTTAGAATGGCCAGAAATATCATGTTGTCCAAAACAACAGAAAAATTCTAATTCATCTCCATAACCTAAAGATTTAAAAAGCCTGATAGCTTCAGATTCTACTTTTTTAGCTACCGTTGGGCTGTCATAAAAATCTCCTGGTTGAAACACATATCGACAGCCTTTAGACTCGAAAAATTCAGTAGCCTGAATAATCTTTCGTGCACAAGCCTCAGGATAACTATCCTTTCTCCTCTTGGGAGTCTTGTTAGTAAGATGCAAATCTCCAAACACTCCAATTTTCATCACGTATTCCTTTCTTTTAAAGTACCTAGCAATAATACTGAAATCCCCAATGAAAGTAAGATTGGAACCCACAATGGGTATTTGTCACAATAATAATTTCCAAATAATATAGTAATCGTTACAACATAGAGCATTATACTAAAAATAGGTCTTACTTTCATGGCAATCTTCCGTATTTTCCAAGAATATAACTCTTTACCTTTGTATTCAACTGAAACTCGAATGGTGTTAAAGCTGGCTCTCTGAAGTTGAACTGATAATAGCGTTCATGCATAAATTCTTTACTGTTATATCGAGTTACGAAATACCCTAATCCTCCTGCAACTGGGTTAGGCACTGTAATTTTATCAAACTTAACCAGAACATTCCGAGGAGATGACTGCAGCATAATCTTAGAACCAAGTTGATTCTCCATAGGGGTTATTAAACTAGTTTCCTGAACCCTGCAGCCTAATAGAGAAAAAAGAAAGCATATTCCAGCAATCACTAATATATTCATTAGAAAAGCTACAAATAACTGATGTGGTGTATGAAATCTCCATCTTCTAGGTTTACTTGAAAGCCAGTCACTTTTCATAATTTCCCCTTTAAGTGCTCATCTGCTGAAGCCTTCAGCAATCTCTCAATAAACATTGAGATCTTGACTCCACAACAACTACCAACAACTGTTCCAAGAACATAAGGCATAAACAAAATGAAATTCATTTCAGACTTCACTAATTGCCGGAATGTTAAAAACCAAACAGTATTGGAAAACGTAGCAGCTATCAAATGATATCGAACATTATTCCGATTTCTACTTCTACTCACAATACTAAAACTAATATTCTGTATAAAAGCTAATCCTAATATTGTTAACATAGCTAACAGCATTGTCTCTTCTCCAATAATACTCTTCTAGTATCTTCAGTCAAAACTGAAGAACATTCTGGACAAACCTTAACTTCAGCGTACAAAGCCTTCTCCTCCAAAACATAAGCTTCCAGTTGTTCTTGAGCTTCATCAGCTTCTTTTTGAAAATCCAACATTTCAGTAATCAAAGTACCTAATCGCACCAAATCCTTACATGAACGTCCATATCTATCCACCACAATGTCCAAATTGAAATCTGGAATATCCAAAGATATATTGATCTTTTGATTTTCTAATTGAATCCAAATGCTCAATTTATCTGTTAAATTTATACTCCTTACTGTGTTCCTATCAAGATTCTTTGAAGTCTCCAAAATTTCTATTTGTATTCTATCAAATTCTTCTTCTGGAATACTCACCTTTTTAGATTCCAATTGTTCCCAAGATTCTATCATTAAAGAAAGTTTATCTCTCTTTTGAGTATTCTCTAAATATGTTTTTGAAACTGCTTCTATCTCCAATTTTATCTGATTAAATCTTTCTTCAGGAATATCTATCCTTTCAGATTCTAAACGCTTCATCTGGCAACACAAATTCTCCAACCTGTCTCTGCTTCTAGCTAATTCCACAGACCTAGCCATCAACTTTTCAGCCAAATTAATATTAGTTTCCAATTTATCTAATGGAATAGACTCGATTTCCTTCAGTTTTTCTTCAACACTATCTAAGTCTTCCTTCTTTGAAGATTGAGCTAATTTATTCTTCCGTTCTTTAGAAGCTAACTTATCTTTGATAGCTTCTATATCTGCTAATCCTGTCACCTTTCGAATGTACGTGGCTACAGCACCTGGAGAATCAAACACTAACAAATAAGGAGAAAATTGTTCTTGAACATTTATATCAGACAAATTCAATGCATCAATAATAGCTTGTGGTGGAGAAGTTCCAGGAGACGTAAAATCATCATGTCCTGTTAGCTCATATAGATTTTCATTAGTAGCAGTATTCTTCTTCCTGCCTACTTCAATTATCTGTTCTTCTCTGTCCCAAACAGTATTAACATAAGCTTCTTTAAATCCCTTGCGTATAAAATTAGATCCTAAAGGCCTGTTCTTACAAACCCAATGAATTCCTCTCAGAACAGCAGATTTACCAGCATTGGAAGTCCCTATTAGACAGTTTACTCCAGGATGAAATTCAAATTCAAAATCTTCCCAGGATTGAAAACCTTGTATTTTTAATTTAGATAACATTTTGTATGAATGGCCTCGCTAATACATTTATAGGATAACTTTTAGACACCTTATTAAATACTCTTATTTTATGCTCCGGAAGGTCAGCCATCTCCTTTGCTCCACTTCTCAATTGCAATTCATACCAAAGAAATCTAGCTAAGAAATAAGCATCTATAACATCTGTCTTTGGTCCATCAATATCATGCTTTACAGTCTTTTCTATTTTACCTGAAATTTTCTTTTTCACTGTATTCTTTGTCTTATAGCATGGTGCCCAACAATAGAATCCCTCTTCTAAAGATTGATCCAACATTTCTTGCTTAGTAGCATTTCCCTTTCCTGTAGCAAATAATTTAAGACTAGAAGGATCATGTATTCTTATCTTTCCTCCATCAAAATATATCATAGATTTCATCTGACCATTCAACTCACCTTGTTGAACTATGGAATTAGTTGAAGCTCGGTAAGCATATCCTTCTATAGAAAAATAAATCTCATCAACAACAGCAGTTATATAACCCATTATGTGTTTCTGAAAAATATCTAAGAAGGACTTAGTCCTACGGATACGATAAGATTCCAAACTTTCTTCTTTTCCTCTGACCACGTCTAAAAAAGCAGCAGAACTGGGATTTACAGCATACTCCTTTTCATCATTGGTCACGTATAAATAACTTTCCTGCAAACCGTCTTCATTGAGTATACAAAAAGCTCCATGCTCCAATGATATATCAGCACCTATTATCTTCATATCTTACCACACTCTGGGTTTTCTTTCTTCAGATCGATATTCTACTTCCCAAGTATCAGCTATAATCTGCTTCAAAGTCTTCTCAAGATTTTCCTTTTCAATAACAGCCTTCCAATCCATAATTCTCTTAGAAATAAGCTGCAGCTTTACTGGAACAGATTTGGCTTCTTTGTCTTCAGTAGGTTCTTCTAAACAACCTTTTCGGCAAACCTTGTCCTCGATAAGAGCTTGTAAATGGCCACACTTAGGACACATTCCCAATTCAAGTTTAGTGGTTAACAAGTAAGTATCTTTAATATCACAGGTCAAACCTGCTAACCAAGATAAACTTGTCGTTATATCGTCCATTCCATAGTCAAATAAAATCTTGAAATGCCCTTTTTTGAATGGGGGGGCTACCTTATCTTTGATTATATCGTACTTCACCCACACTCCAATTTCGTTATCTTTTGAGTTCACCACATGTTTGTCATGTTTCAAGTGCACTCGAACAGAAGAATAGAATTCAAGTCCTCTGCCACCATTGGTAACTTCAGAAGGTCCAAAACCTCCTACATTGTCCCTTGTCTGGTCAATACACACCAAAGTGATATTCTTCCGGTTCAACTCACCCAGATATTTCCGCAAACCTAAACTAATAGCTTTAGCCCTGGTAGTGGCATAACCTTGACTATCCATAGCATCCTTGGCTTCCGTTTTTGAAGGTAATGCTGTGATACTGTCCACAACGACTATTTTAGGTCTTCTACTACGCATCTTGATAATTCCAGCAAGATACTCATCAAAAAACTCTTCTAAAGTACAAGGTTGATTAACCGCACGTTTTTCTTTCTTATCATAATTGTAACCGTAGAAAAAATCCGCATGGGCACAATCTAGACCATAGTAACCAGCGAACACTGGATCCATGGTGTATTCCACATCAGCTAGAAAAGCCTGAGCACCACTCCGGATAGCATAACCCATCACAGTGGTAGCTATTACCGTCTTAGCCGTGCTACCACCACCTAACAGCTGAACTATTCTCCCCACTGGAATACCTCCATCCGACTTGTTAGAGATAGCTAAATCTAAATTTGCACTGCCTGTAGACCACCAATTTTTCACAGGTTCTAATCCTTCAACAGCTATGGATTTAGAAGCTTCCTCCATCTGTTTTGCATAATTTTCCGCATCTGTAGGATTTTTATCCTCGGTATTTAATTTAGATGGTCTAAGTGGCATATTCTTGGCTCTCCTCTTGATTATCTTCGGCTCTCTGTTTAGCATTCGCAAGACGATGTTGTCTTACTTTATCCTCTGCAACTTCATTACAATCCTGTCTCTGCTTCGTCATATCATTGGTGCTTGTATAATACTCATGAACGAACAGAGACACAGCATCTCTCAAAACAGATTTTCGATGAGCTACAGCTTCCAACAAAACAGATCCAAGATCCGCTAAGTGCTGAGCTTCTTGATAAGCAGTAAGTGCTTTTCTGTATTCATCATGAGTTAAATAAGTCTCAATTACAATGTCATTATTTAACTTGGCTATACCATATTTGCCTGGATTACTTCGAATCTCTCTTGATATCTTACCTCTGGTATACTCTAAGTGATCCTTAGCTATCCTAGCCTCACCCTTCAGATGCATCACAAATTCACCTACCTCATGATACAAAGAAGCTTGACTTAGACATTCCTCATCCAATCTGGTTCCATCGATTGGCAAAGCATGCTTAAATCTGTTTAGCGTTTCAGTCATAGTTTCAGACATAATATACCTTTCTATTGTTGCATACCTGGATCAATCTTCAAAGCATTAATTCTGGCTTTAATTTCTGGATCGATTCCATTAGCTGGTTGTCTAGTCTCAGTTACTGGGGTTGTCACTGTTTGTTCTGGTTGAACAGTCTGGACTGGAGCAGGAGCCTGTGTCCGTACTGGTTGTCTGGTCTCAACTACTGGTTGCTGCGATGTTCCAGCCAATTCTGGATTAGTGTCCTGAATAGTTACAGGTTGTCTGGTCTCAACTACTGGAGTATTAGAATCTGGATCCCGAACAGTTCCACTAGCTAATTGTCTGGGAGTTCTGCCAGTACGAGCAGGTGTCGATGCAGCACCACCTGATGCCGTAGCCAACTGACCAACTTCAAGAGCAACTGTTTCATAACTTGGATGCAGGATATACGTGTCAAAATCATCCGGAGCAGTATCGTACCAGGACTGAGGAGGAACACCATTGTCTCGAAGCACGAAACCTACATACTTAGTTTTGAGACCTGTTCCGACTCTTTCAAATTCAATGTCCATACCCTCTTCCCTAGTACTTATATCCAAATAAGTACCCTTCCTTCTGTCTTTAGATTGAGATATGATCTCTTCCTTAACAGTTTTTGCAGCATCATACCAATGTAAACCCTTTGCTTCTGTAGTTGCATCGGTGACATCATATACAAAGAATAAATACCGACGACCAACCCACAGAGCAGCAATCCGCTCATCTTCTGGATCCTGGGCAGACAAAATGTCTATAAGTTCACACACAGCACAAGGCTCACCGTACATCTTCTTGTTACAAACAAAGGTTCTTTTGTCTGCACCAATATTGGTATGAATCCAAACCTCTTTCCAATACATAGGAAGAGCTAGTGGACTATCTGGTGGAGCTTCAGGATCATATTTTGAAAATCTCGGAGATATAATCCGGATAAAATTGTCTCCTACCGACGGCTGATAAGACTTTATCCCCAGTCTTTCCAATGCTCTGACATCCACATAATCATACTTACCAATATTGCCATCTTTCTGTTTCCTACCTTCCTTCTTTAACGCTTCTGCTCGTCCCATAATAACCTCCGATTTAAATTAATATTAACAAATTTTAGTTTCTGAAATTAAATTATTACTCAACCAACACAAAATCTAGAGTATCACTACCATTTTCCAGGCTATGACTGTCTATAAGATGAGTTAAATCTTTTTTGAATTCTTTACTGATTCCCATATAATTTCACCACTTCTATTATACTAAGGAAGATCTATTATTTGATAAGGATTTTTCTGAAAAGTTGCTCTGCACACGAGAGCAAACAATAAAGCCTCTCCACCATAATAACAATTCGTAGAAAATATACTTATTATGTGAGCTAAGTCCATTGCCTCAGTAGCATTAGAGCAAGAAACAAGTTGCTTTTTGAGATAACCCAAAATTGATCTTCGAATCTCTTCTGGCTCAGCCTCCATCTTATCGAAAAGATATATAGTGTTTTGCCAGTTTCTTGCACGCACAGCAGGGTCACAATTTAAAGATTTGCATAGATCAAATATATTTACATCATACTCCGTACCTTGTTGAATTAATCTCACAGCCTCTTCAAAATCTTCTATACCCGCAACCTTTTCCAATGCTACTAAAGAAGCTCTAGGAGAACCATCTGATGTACAAGCCACAGCCTGAATTATATCTTCTGGAATATTCCACTTTGCTTTCTTTATAGCATTTCTCAGAACCGTTAGAATTTCTCCATTTCTCAATTTAGACACTTTGAAATCTGTGCAACGATTTCTTATTGTAGGAATCAAATTCATTGGTTCAGTGGTACAAAGAATAAAATGACAACCTTCTGGACCATCTTCTAAAACCTTCAATAATGCTTGTTGAGCAGCCTTAGTAAGCTGATGAGATTCATCAATAATGTAAGCCTTATGGCCAGCTCCCAAAGTAGACAAATCTGCTGTTCGAGCAATTTCTCGAACATCTTCAATGCCTCGAGTATTAGCAGCATTCAGTTCAAATATACTATCCTCTGTAGCTCCTAATGCTTTAGCTGCAATTCGACCTAATGTTGTCTTACCACAACCACTAGGACCAAAAAGAAGAATAACTTTTTTCTTCTTTCTAGTCTCAATCTTATTCGATAACGTGAAAGTTTTCAATGCCTTAACAGTACTAACATTTCCAACTACTTCATTGAAATTATCTGGTCGGACTTCTTGATACAACCCCATAGTACTCTCCTTATTCTTTTGAAATTAACTGACTACAATGCGGACATAGTGCTACTTCTCGGACAACTTCACCAGCAATCCGCCTAAGATCTCTCGAAGCAGTAGCACTTAATTTTGAACTGTGGGTAGCTACTCGAGTTATAGCATTCCAAATATCATACATATTTTCTGGACCATTGCCTTCATTGGTAGCCTGAGATTCACCTACTATCTCAACCTGAGTGCGAGTGGATATCCCAAATTTCTGAAACAGACTTCTTAGAGTATTGTCAGCCCTTTGGCCAACAGGTACTTCGGACAGTTTCTTAATTCTGTGAAATTCTCCACTTATCCGTTGTGTTGCACTTTTTGAAGTAGAATAAGTCCAGGAACTAAAGTTTGAATCCTCTTCACGACGACTCCAACGACCTAAGCCTTCAGACACAATCATACCATTAGAACAAACTTGCCTAAATATAAATGGAGCTATCTCAATAGCTGTATCACCTGTTATAGAATTTTGTATCTCAATGCCTCCAAACAGCATGTCTCCAGTTTTTGCTTCGAAACACTGATCTGTAACTACAGAAAATACAGACTGGTCTAAAGTAACTAAAGGAGGATTATAGCCCAAGACATTAATCTTATCACTACCTATAGCTTCTTCCACATTCTGTAGGATTTCCATGTTGGAATGATACATAGAAGTAACATTCGGAGTACATCCTACAACACAATTATTCTGAATATAGAATCTAGCTCTTCCGGAACCCCCAGGACCCCACCAATGCTCCAGGTGTGGAAACAACATATCACTGGGACACTTATTAGCATAATTCACAGGAATTCCTACCAATCGAGAAGCCTCTGCTACCGCCTTAGTAGTCATAGGATACTCTTTATCCAGAAAAGTTATAATAGGAACATTCTTAGCTTGTCCTACAGTACCTGTCTTAAAACGAAATTTAGACAAAGTGCCCAACTCAACATCTACATGGCTGAGTCCTTCTATCGGCTTAAAAGCCTCCACTAAATCTTCTTTTTTCAACAACGTAATTTCTTCTGCCATCACACATCCTCCATTTAATTGTTAGCACATATATTATACGAAACTCTTGAAAGTTTCGAATTTATTTATGCCGCAATAATTTCTTCTTTTCTACAAAAACCACATAAATAATGCTCCTCTATTACTCCATTATCTAACTTTATGATATTTTTTCCTTGGGGAGCTTCTAATTTACCACAAATACTGCAATCTCGAAACACTAATTTTCTGAGATCATACCAATTATTCACCCCAATCTCCCAATCAACAGAAGCAGTAATATTTCTCTGCCATGAGAAGGCTTTATGTGTCATTACACCAGTAACAACATGCACCAAATCCTTCGCTTCTTCAGGCACAGCATTAAATGGAATGCTGTCATGCACTTCAAATATAGGTTCTGACCGAAATCCATACTGATGCAGAACACTGTTTCCATCATAATCCAAAGAAATTAGGCTATTCAGTGTCAAATGAAAACTAGGTCCTTGAACCGGAGTATTGTATATTTTGTTTATATTCAATGGTCCATATCTTCGAAATCCAGAAATCCCTTCTACATATCCAAGTTGTTTATACTTTTCAATTGTTTTATTTTGCCACTCCTTCACTCCAGCATATCTATTCCAAAGAATCTTCTGAACTTCAGCAATACGTCCTGCTCTAATCATATGGAATCTTCGACATATGCTATCTACTGTGGCTCCAAAGAATGAAGGAAAAACAAACCCATTCTTGGATTCATATCTCTGTTCAGCATTAACGTCTTCTTCAGATATTTCATATATCAAAGAAGCCCAATACCGGTGAGGGTCCACACCATCAGCAATTTCTTGAATTAAAACTGGATCTCCAGAATTCATAGCGATACCTCGAACTTCCACTCCGCTATAATCTGGTTCTAGAATAATTCTGCCTGGAGAAGGTACTATAATTCTCCGGAATGTCTTCAATTCTGGATCATGTTTGAATATATTTTGAATACTAGGCTCTTCTGCAGATGATCGAAAGGTGCTTGCTAATAAGTAAAATGAAGGATGCACTCTACCATCTGGACCCAGATTCTTCCAGTAATTCTTAGCTCTTTTTACCAGAGATCCACATTTTCTAAATCTAAGAATACCTTCTAGAAATTTCTTAACTTCTGCATCACTTGAAATTTCCAAAATAATAGGCAAAGCTGTTTTATCTGTACATAATTTTCCAGTCTTCGTTTTAGGTAATTTAGGGTTATCCTCAGGATCGAGCTTGTATACATTTTTTAGAATAGCTGCTATCTGAGGAGTAGATTCTGCATTAAAATCTCCCTTAATTCCAGATATATATCTTCTTACACCTGGAATATCCTGCATTTGCTGAATTCGAGTCTTCATCTCCTTCTTGTATTGATTTTCAATACGAGTTAATTCTTGTTTATCAACAGGAACTCCTCGACATTGCAAGCCTAACAAAACCTCTTGACCTCTCAACATGAAATCATTAAATTTTTCTAAACTATCTCTTTTCAATTTAGGTTTTTGCCAATAATAAGCTAACAGTGTATACCGAGCATCATAACAATTGTAATGAAAAAGATCCTCTAATCTAGCAGCTAAAATGTTTCTAACATCCACCATAGACTTATAATCATGCCCCACCATTAAGAATACTTGAAAGGCTAAACCATTTGTACCTTTCACATTCCTCAATACATGTGAGCCTTCCATTGTGTCGTGTATTAAATTAAGTTGTCTGGTTTTGAAGTATTCTCTGTTCCAACCGCCTTCCATATTCAGATTCTGCACAACCTTTGGAGTTGAACTTGTTAAAAACTTGCTCCAGGCCTCATGTATTCTAACCTTGTCGGTTACACTAAAGAATTGCTGACCAGTATTTGGATTCACAAAGTTCAGAGGAATGAAATAAGCTTCATTCACATCACAAGAAAAGGCTATGGAAACAGCTAATGGATTCTTTATGAAGGGACTAATGCTAGTAGCTTCATAGTCGTAAGCTGTTGGCTTTTCTATATCTGTGACTTTCTGAATAAAAGCTAAAGCCTCTTCTACCGTGGATGCTAACTGATTACCTTGTTCTGTAAAAGGGATTGGTAAAGGTTTATCTAGGTATGCTAAAGAACTTGCAATATCAAACAACATTATGTTCTGATCATCTGGAACTTTGCTACTCCGCTGCCTATTCACATAAAATTGTGGGCTAAAAGAACTACCCACCCAACAATTAAATTTATGACTGGGTATTGTTAATCCACGCAACATTGAAGCTGTAAATCCACCTGAAAATGTACAAGCCTTCGGCTTATCTAAAATAGTTTTTATTGCTTTATCTCCAAAACATAATATGAGTTTGGGTTTAACTTCTTCTATATCTTTGAGAAGATTATTTCTGCAACACTTTATCTGTTCTGCAGATGGTTCTGTAGATTTATAACAACTTACAGCATAAGTACGAACACAATCCTCATCTAAATCAACACCCAAAGCTCTTAAATGTTTCCTTAATAAAGCTCCATCTTTTCCTGAATAAGAAACTCCATATTTAACATCATCTTTGCCAGGACAAAGTCCTAAGATCAAAATTCCCTTCTTACCCTTTCCGTATCTTTCTGATTTAAAACTTCTCCGACCACCAGCAAGTCCACAAGTAGAGCAATTGTAAATTTTAGCATCATTAGATTTCTTTCCAGAAGAAATCTTCTTAGACTCCTCCCACCACTCACCAGGTTTTCTCTCAGAACTAAGTATTCTGGAAGTAAATCGATTGGGTCTAGTTAAACCTACCTCTTTTCTGTCTGGAAAGAAATCAAAAGTATTGTTGTTACCCATATTTTAGTCTCTTGCTCTAATAAGATATCTAAACTTGTCAGAAGCAAACAAAACAACTGAACTATCTGAAGAATGATACTGAAATTCCAAACATTTATCAACCACATCCTTCAAAAGAATAGGATTGACTGCAAAGGAGAATTCTTTACCATTTCTTTCAGAACCTAAAGCTACTACTTCCAACAATCGACGTTCAACTTCTCCTCCACTGACAAACTTAGTGGATAATGTTTCGGCTCCAGAAACCCCCACCGTAAATTTAACTTCTTTATCTGCAGTCTTGACATCATTCAAAAACGTAATATGTCTGTCCAGGATTGTTATGAATTCTTCGTTCAAAATTATACTTTCAGCACCAGCTGCCTCTGGGAAGAAACCACTTAAATCCTTGTATTCTCCGTTTATACAACCTGCAAAAATATAAGTACCATCTTTCAGAGAAACTCCAAACACTCCTCCCAGCATATTAGGAGAGAAAGTCAGCTTTTCCAAATCTCCTTTGAAACTGTATAAGATTTGTCCAAATTTCGGAGGAGAAATAGCATCGATACTCATAGGATTATCCAATTTCCAATTCAGAATTCTGTATCTGTCAGCACTCCAAAGGTTTCCTTCTGTTATGTGAACACCGCTAAGAGGTCCTGAAGTCTCGTCTTTGGAAGCTCCCAAACCACAAAATCGCAATCCCTCAATAAAATCATCCAGATGCTCTATCAAGTTATCTCCCATTTCCGGAATTTTAGCAGGAGTAGGAGATCCAACTCTAAACTCAGCCTCGGATTTATTTGCAGCAACAATCAACTTTTGACCATCCACCCGCAAATCTAATTCTTTTGCAGTCAACTTTTTCACAAGTTCATACAAATGCTTAGCTTTAACTTTAATTTCCAAGTCCAAACCTTCTGGCAGAACCGTATCTATCCAAATAGATCCATTGGTTGCCTGCAATCGACCATTGTAGAAATTAAAGGACTGCTGATCCTCCGCCGATTTTGAACTAATCACGTGCATACATTTCTCAAGACAATGCAACAAAACCCTTCTTTTAATCTTCATCCAGTTTCCCTTTCAAAAAAACTTATCTGATTTGAACCCTTTAATTTCACCACTTCCGTTTCCTAACATAGAGACGGTTTCTGTAGGCAATAAAACCTTTCCCGTCTTGTAATCATTATACCATTCACAAAGCCAATTATAGATATCTAACCAATAAGTTTTGATACCTAAGTCCTCAGCACTAGTGTTTAATCTTTCTATGATGACTAAATCATGCTTTAAGAACTGTTCCTCATCAAAAGACTCCTGCCAGGTAGCTCTACATCCAAAAGCCCAGGAATACCCAAATGGTTTTTTAGAGATAACAGCTTTATTCCCTCTAGTACCTACTCTAACCCAAGGCATTAAGCACAATAATTGCTTTAAATCTTCAAAATGTAAATCACAACCCCAAAGATCATCTCCTTCCATCAAAGTATCAAAACCACACCGATAACCCTCAAATTGATAAAGCCACAATATCTTTTCCTGATTATTTATCTTACAAGGCAATTCATTCAAATTCTCAAATAATTTTTGAACTGCTTTATTATCACTATGCATCATGTTAGCAACATCCGAGTCAGAATAAACTAATGGAGATATGCCCTTCTGACAACAGACACAGCATCTCTTACAAGTAAACCCTTTAAAGAAGCTTGGAGTTATTACTATCTCTGCAGGAGGTAAAAATTCTACAACTTCTTCTCCACACTTAAAGGTAATTTTCTCTTTAGTTAGAGACGCTATACTCTTCAAAAAATATTTTATAGGAGTTTTCATGATCTTTCAAAACAAGTAGTTAAAATCTTATCCCAAACTGCATTAGCTCCCCAGCTATCCGGATCTTCATTCACTCTCTCTTCAAAGTTCCTCCAGTAATAAGGCAATTTAATAACATAAACTTCAGGTATAAATGGCATAAAATACTGAGATTCCCTTTCCATATCCATGTAAGCGTCACCATCCGGACAGAAAATAAGTTTCTTCAAATCGAGACTTATCAGCAATCTCTTTTGCTCTTTGGTTAAAGAAGTCCCAAAAGAACACAGAGTGTTATTTCCTATTCTCCAAGCATCTGGAGCACCTTCAACAATAATAGCATAACCTAAACTCCTGTCCAATTTATCCCAACGATGAAAATACTCCTTTATTCTACTACCTTTCATATCTGCAGCATACTTAGTATCCGAACGACCTGTCATATCTGCTGCCTGAAATCCTACCATATTCCCTTCAAAGAATACCGGTATGATCAGCCGATTCATGTAATCCCCAACTAAACAACATCCGCATTGATGCTCAATCAAAACCTCTATACCAATATTTCGACGAGCTAAATAATTATCTAACAAAATGGAATTCGTCTCTTCCACAGGACGACAATACTTAGGATATTTAGCTATAGGTGCTCGTTTTCTAACTTCGGGCTTTTCTTCTTCACCCCCTCGAAAAATCCTATTAATTTGCTCTTCTGAATCTATATCAAAGGAAACTCCAAAGGATTCCAATTCAGATTCACAGGCCTGTACAGACCTGTTTATAATTCTGGAAAGAATATAGGCAAAGCTCCCCTTCCTACCACATTTCCAGCACTTAGTTACCAGGGAATCCCGAAATATTCCACAATGATCACTTCTGTCATCACATAAAGGACACTGCACATTAATAGCACTTTCAGAAGAATTACTGCTATCCTCTGAATAGGGAATGCCATACTTATTCAAAATAGAAATTATTTCTGAACTATAATCCATAATTAATGTTTGTTTTTGTCTATTCCATGAATAGGATGAGGAATGAGATTCTCATATCTTGTATAAGATGCTGCTTTATGTAGTATTTCAGCCAAAGCTGCATTGTTCCAACCTATTTCAAGTAATTTAGCTCTGAATTTACTCATTTCGTATTCATAACCAAAAAGCAAAAGATCATGCAAATCGAGAAGTGATCGCATATGAAGCATTACTTGCCTTTCGTCCAAATAATCTACCTGAGCAGGTTCTGGGAATGTAGCAGACATATTTATATTCCTAATCAAAACACAATTCTTCTTATGATTTTGATTTCCTCCAAACACAATTATTGCCTTATTTACAATGTGTCCTCTATGTCTCCACCGCCCTCATCTTTATTCCGACTGTCTAAGAGAATAAATTCTTCAGATTTATGCTTCAAACAAGTCCAAATACCATCGTATCTCTTGAACCAGACAACAATACCTTCAAGACAATGACCAGCATCATACAGAGATTTTCCTCTAGCATAATTAAGTATTTGTTCTTGATCATCCAATCTTGAAATAAAACCTGTAGAAAGTAACATGGGTCTCTCGAGACCAAGCTCATCTGCACGACGGTAGACTTGTTCACGGTTCAACTCCACCCGATAGCCATCTACATTAGTCTGGGTAACACGATATAGAACCACTTTGTATTCCCGAGGTTTGCATCCATAAGTAAAACGGACACCATTAAGAGACTGGATCAATTTTCCATTCTTTTCATAACCAACTATTTCATAGTACAATTCCTCACCCTTGCGAATATGTGGCTTAAGCTTTTCATGAATTTCTCTGCGTTCCCTACTCATGTATCCTCGCACACCATCTCTGCGACGAGTACCACTTATAACTTTCCAAGTAGATGTGACTTTAGGTTTCCAAACCTGATATCGTCTCCTGATTTGATGAACCAACACATTAGCAGTCCTTCCAGAAGTGCCATGAACCTTTTCTTCTATATACACTATTCCTCCAGGGAATCTATGTTTTTCACGCATCAGTTGTTTGGTATCCCAATGCTTCCAGAACATATCCGTCCACTCCCTTCTCTTAAGCAAGCTATACCTGTTCCTGAGAACAATATTTCTTCTCTTGTTGCCTTTACGTCCTGGCATATCTCCAAGCCCTCCAGAAATATCAGCTATGTATTTGCTGCATATTTCCACACCATTAATGTGTGTGAACTCATCACCTACCTTCAAATCCAAAGCATCGTCATTCTCAAGCAAACCGTCTATCAAAATCAAACTGCCTATAGGACATACAAATCCATTAGACATTTCTTCCTGGAATTTGATAGCTCTGACTCTTCCGTTCTTGCCAAAAAAGCCCTTCTTAGTTTTATCCCAATTCATGTCCTTGTTAGAATATAGATTGTTATAGAACATAAGATCCGGAGATAATCTTAAGTTGGCATCGAAGTAAACTACAATATCCCCTTCCTTGGAATCTGCACCGACAATAACCTGAGTACCCAAAACAGTAGCAAGCTTAATCCTGTTTACCTTAGGATTAGGATGCTTACGTACATTTTCCAGCTTAACAACTATAGCATTATTGGTTTCCGTTCTTTTCAGTTCCATTTGCTTTATCTCCCACTCTATCTTCTGGCTTAAAGTAATCTCTTATCCATTCAAATGCAGCACTAAACATATTAGTTATTCTATGATTCTCCCTTAGAATACTGGAATATCCGACACTTCTTGTTTTGCCAAATTACATTGCCTTTGGCCTTTATCATATCAATCCCACCATCCTCGAATACATTTTCGCATTATCTTAAATAGAAGATCCAAATCTTGTTGGATCATATAATCTTCATGCTTGGATTCTACTAGAACATTATCTATTATTTCTTTGGGTAAAGGTTTCCACATATTGTATTCATCTGGAATCAAACTATAATTAAAGTACTTTTCTTCCATTAATCGCTTTAGCAAACATTTACATATTCTCAACTGGTTGGCACTATTCTCTGCACTGACCAAAGAACCATGAAATCGATGCAGTTTCTCCATCCTGGCTATTTTCTTATGCATTATAGCATACAGGAAATAGTCATCCCAGTCTCTATCTGTCCAAATAATGTAAAACCAAGAAATCAGATTCCCTATCCCATACCTGAGATTGTAGTAAATCGTTCTAGGATTCAAGTTTCGTTTAATATGATACCACGTATCAGCCATTATTTTACCAGGAAAATAAGAATATTACATACTCCGTACAGCAATCCCAACATTGGCACTTTCCAACCTCTATCCATACTGGCAAGATCTATGACAGCTAAAGCAAAATAACTAATCACCATATTCACAGCTACAGCTAATCTAAGAGTGTTCATTTAATAAATCCTCAAAATAGTCTTTATCCAAATCACTTATACAGCCATTTTTAAGCATAGCCTTATCTTCATAAGGTCCTAAAATCGTTCTGAAGAACACGTCTCTGGCTGAACTAAAGATACCCATTGCTTCATCCAAGAGCTTATAATTCTTCCTACCCTGGTGAAAGATCCTCAATTTCTTCAAAGCCCAAAAATGTACCAATTTTGTTATGCAATAGTTGATATCTCCTTTGGTTTCTGTTCTTTCGAATACTTGTTCTAACAGATCATCAATCTGATCTCTATCCTTTTGTCTGGTAAACGGCATTATTAATCTCCTAATCTCACTACGTGTAAACCTTAAAAATCGATTTCTTTGTAAATTATATAATCAATATCATACTTATGTACAGCAGGAAACATCCAAGGTTGACTTTGACGATTCTTGATGATACGAACTCTGTCATTATATTGCTTGTCGTGATAATAGATTTCCTTCTGCATTTGAATTATAGTCTGGATAAGTGAAGTTACTGCTGCCACAGCCTTTAACTCCGGATATTTCACCAAAATAAATTCCACATTCTGTGGAGTGATGGATTCAAAAACATCCTTCTCATGCTTGAGAATCTTCCTTACTTCAACTTGTAATTGTTGAAACAGAGCAAGACATTTCTTCTTTTCTACAGACTTATTAGCTTTATGTTCTTGACATGTGTTGTAATCATTAAATTGTCCTGTCCGAGAAACGAACAATGACGCAATAAAAATAATTAACCCTATTGCACAAGCTAAACCTAACAAACCAAAAAACATACTTATAAATTCATTCATAATTACATCCTCCGTTCAAGTTCATTAATCGTTTGCACCCAATCACCCTTGTATTCTATGGCTCTATCATCAATGTAGAATTCAGCTACAGGCTTATCCATAGTTTCATCCAGGATAATCTCATCGTAAGACAAATCATTCTCTTCCAAAAAATTCTGGATAAGTTCAATATGTTTTACTCGAGGTTCTTGATCATCAGATAAAGAAATGCTCCGACATTCCTCTCTGTTCCAATAAGTAGCTGTCCTACAGGAATGTATTTTAATAATAAAACCTAACTCGTGGATCATCTTCAGAGCCTCTTTAACCCCTGGTTCTGGAGAACCCACGAACGGAAAACTGTGTTTACACAAGGTACCGTCAAAATCTATGATGACAACTCTGTTTCGAATTACAGGAATTCCAGCACTCAATGTCTGTACATATCTATCGTAAGCTTCAAAACCTTCTTGCAGATGTTGTTCAAATGCAGAAACTGACAGATAACCACTGTTTTTCTTATTCAGGAATTCAGCTAAAAATTGAGTTTTTGTTTTCATAACACTATTATACTAAGCTTTTATTTCTTTTTATAATAATTTTGAAGAAAGTCCATATAGTTTTGAACTTCAGTTTTTCGACTACCCTGATTAGCTTTAGTTACTTCATTTATAGTGCCTTCCAGTATAAGTTCGAAGCACAAAGTCTTCTTTGTCTGACCATGTCGAACCATTCTACGTAAGCACTGCTTCTTACGCTTAGGAGAAGGAATGATATCCCAAAATACTACCATCTCTGCAGCAAAGCCATCCCAACCTTCTGCACCAGCATCTATCATAACGAGAGCAATCTGAACGTCTGGATTATTCTGAAATTGCCATTCACTTTTTATTCTCTCTTCAGGAGTAATTCCACCCTTCAAATGCATGTATTGTGTTTTATTAGCTATCAGAGCCTCAGATAGAATATCTCCAGATTCCTGAAGTTCATAGAAAATAATCATCTTTTTCCTAAATTCAAGCAAATCCTTGACAGCTTCAAGTTTAGGGTTTTCCTTTAATCGATAGATCTGTCTAGGCTTATTCTCATAGTTTAAATAAATGAACCCTGCTGTTAATTGCTTCAATTTTGTAGGATGAGCAGCTTTCAGAAAAGCCTTGTCGTATCCAGCCACTCCTATTGACTTATTAGTTATTATCTTGTTCTCCAGCCTTAAAAATTCAGCAGATGGTTGAACTACAATAGGGTACTCTTGACATTCTGGTAAATCAAAACATTCCTCTATACTAAAACTCAATGAAGATCTAGCCCATCTAGTCATCACAGATTTTTTACGAGCTTTTTTAATCTTCCACCCAAACCCATCTCTGTAGAAATTGTTTTTACGGAAATTGTAAAAATCCCACCCAAAAGTAATTCCCAAATCTAATACATTGTATATATTAAACAGTTCTAACAAAGAATCGTCAATCGGAGTACCAGATAAACCTATCACATACTTTGCTCTCTTACTTAATTCCAGACATATTTGGGAATGAAGAGAGGCCTCTTCACGACATCGATGCATCTCATCGAAAATTACGCATTTAGCCTTTCTGATGAATAAATCAGGATCCAGTTTCCATTTCTTACCGTTTTTCTCTAAAACTATATAATTTCCAGGGTTTTTATAATCTTTCTTGACTTTTCGAGTGGAATCCTCTAAAATCAACCTATCTACTTGTTTCTTAGTCTGATTCCTCTTGAAATAATGATAACCACCACTCTTTTCAAAATTACAATATATGGTTTTTAAACTTTCGTACTGGATTATGGATACTTGCTGATCCTGGTTAATTTTCTCTCTTCTCTCCGGAGTTTCTCCTAAAATTATCTGATACGTAAGATTAAACTTAACAGCATGCTTCACCCAGGCATTTATAGCTGAATTAGGACATACCACAGTTATAGGATAACTATTCCACTGCTGTGCAATCCAGTAGGAAAGAGGAGTTTTCCCGGTTCCTGGATC